ATCTATTACGTTACCAGAAGAATTGGTAAATTTCACATTAAAACCAGATCCACTTATTGAACTTATTGTATATGTTTCAGAGGTTCCTAAGTTTGTTGGTACAACTTGTATTGAAGGCAAATATGCACTTGTACCTCCGCCAAGTGCAGATGTGCCTGTAAAGAAATTATTATTAAAAGTAATATTTTTACCAGAACTTGATGTACCAGAAGAAATTACACCATTACTTACTGCTGAATTAACAGCTGATGTTTCACTTCGAAGTTCTAATGAAGCATCAAAACCAAGCACCGAAACATCTAAATTTTGTGCAATATTTGTACTTGATAAAGTTGCTTTAAATTTAAAATATCTACCAACAAAACTAGCTTGTGAAAAATCTTGAAAACTGCCAAAGTCAGAATCACTTGTACCTGTTGTAGAAGTTGCAACTGCTAATTTACAGTTCGTATTGTTAACAATATCACCATCCCAAGAGTTATAGTCATCTACATTTCCAGTTCTACTATCAAATTGATCTGAAACATTCACCCCAAGACTTGATATGACTTTTGTTAAATTCAAAGAAAAAGTATTACCTAAATCTAAAATCGAAGAAAAAATATAAGTACCAGTAGATGTTGCTGAAAGTGTTTGCAATTTTAATTTACTACTAGCAACTGTTGTATTACTTTTTGTACCTGAAAAACTAGGGTTTTCTCGTTGCTGCTTAACTGTAAGTTGTGTTAATTGACTAGGAATAGTAACTGAAACTATTGCATCATTCTGAGAGAATCTACCCCCATCATCAGTATATTTGAGTATGTAAGACCCAATTAAAGCAGGGACTATTGCTTCTGTTGAATTACCTGAAATTGCTTGTATCAAGTCTTGTGAAGAACCGAAATCAGCACCAGATGTTGCAGAACTATGTCTTATATGAACAAACCCACCATGTATTACATCAACTTCTGTAGTTTTATCCCATTTTAATCTTACTTGCTTACCATCAATCGGTTCTAAAGTTAAACCTTGCACATCTTCTGGATCTGCAGTTTTACCACTAGCAATAAATTGATCTTCAAGAGGGGTTACAGAAGGTACACCTAAAGCGTTAATAGCAAATATTCTAAAATCATAAGTTCCCACATCGCCATTTTCTATCACATAATCATTAGAAGTGACTGGTATATTTGTAAAATTATCATTATTTCTTCGGTACTGTAATTGATAACTTGTTGCACCTGCTACAGGCTGCCAAGAAACTACAATTTTACTTACAGCTTTATTATTAACAGCTACAAGTCTTTCTTGAAAGGTCATAGTTGTAGGTGGTTCTTTTATCTCTGTTAATGTTGAGATTGATCTTGTGGGTAAAACTTCTCCATCTTCAACTGCAGTATATTTATTTTCATCATGTAACAAGGCTGTAATACTAAAAGTAGTATCATTATTTTCTTGAACTGTTAAGACTCTCCATTGTGTAGTTTTGAATGAAGGTGTTTCTAGAATGTAAACACTATTGGGATTTGGTGCAGTATTTTGACCTGCATCATTTGTAAAAGCAACTGAAACAGATAAAACATTTCCATTAATACCTGTAATATTTCTTGTACTTACTGAACCATCTGGCATTACTACAGACAAGGTAGGGTTTGCGGTTAATGCTGGAATATCTGTGTTAGCAATATCATCAACAGTTATTTGAGTTGTAGTCGGAGTTGAATTTGCAGAAATTCGGCCTCCTCTTCTTATGCCACTTTTAACTGGGTCTTGAATAGAAATTATATCGTGAGGTCTAACTACTACACCTGCATCTATTGAAGTAGTAAAACTGCAAGTCTCACCTGCGTTTTGTTCATTATGTAAAAGCCATTTTCCTAATCTTTGTGCTTGACCTCTTGAAGTAGTACCAATTGCTTTTACATTTTTAACTACTGCACCGTATTTATCTCTAAGTGCTTGACTTGCTTCAACTGTTTCAAAATCAATTTCCTGAGTCTCCATATCAAAATAAGATACATTAACGATAGTATGTCTAGCTTTGCGACTGCTACCAAAATATGTAAAACCTTCTTCTTTTACATTTGATAAGTTAAAAAGATATTTAGGGTCTGATGGCTGATCATTTGCAATTTCTATAGTACTGTCGTTGAAATATGCAATACCTCTAAATATCGAGCAAAGTTCATTTATAACTGTAAAAGCTTCTTTTGCAGTAGTTATATTAATATTTGTTTGAAAGCGTGGTTCTGTGCCATTTTGTCCATCATCTACTAATTGGTTGCAATATTCGCTGACTGTGTAAAAAGAATACTGATTTAAATTTGATTCAGATATGTCTGCTCCGTATCTATCATTACTTAACAAATCATACAAAATCCAAGCAGGGTCGCTTGTCCATTCTTTGTCAGTTTTAAAAGTGCCGTTAAAAGTACCGCTATAAGTTATTCTTCCGTTAGAAATATCTACAGTTGCATTATGTGGAATTTTAACTTTTATTCCTCTTATTCTGTATGTTCTTGCAGGTATTCTAGGAAATTGTTCAGAATCAATTCTTAAAGCAACATGAGCAGTATTTGGATAGGTTTGTGTTTCTTTGATCAGTTCAGTCATTGCAAAAAACTTAAATTCATTTTGCAATTTTGTATCTGTACTGTCAGCAGTTATTCTTTCTACTCTTATAACTACAGGAAAACTAGAACTTGAGGGTAAGTCAAACTCATAATCTCTGTTATAAGCATTGGAGGCTCTACCCTTAACAGTGTCAGTAATATGTGTAGTTATTGTGCCATCATTTTGAACTGATTTTATTCTCAGTTGTACTTCTGCACCTGATATATTTCCATTATCTTCAAAAGTTTGTAGTTGTGTAAACTGAACTGTAACTCTTACAGTCTCAATAGAACTGTCATTTATCGTAAGTTCTCTTGGGTTAGTTGTTGTGACTGGCTGTGAACTTCCAGCACTTGTTCTTTCAATATTTTTGACACCTTGAATTTTGGTTTGATTTGCAGTGCCGTCACGAAAGTCAAATTCTATATCTTTAAAATTAAATTGTGATTCTGCTGGACTTGATGCAACTGCTGCCTGTTGAAGTACTTGTGTGCCGTTTAAAAATACATCTTTTAAAAAAGAATTTAAATATGCAGTAGATGTTTTATCTGTTATGCCTGCTTTACTTGCTGTGGCTGAACCTTCTATTTGACCTTCAGATAAAATTTCAACAATAGTAGAAAATTGTTTACTTGATAATGCGTCTTTTGGTAGATCAGGATTATTAAAAGTTGTGTTTTGATCTAAGTCTTGTAATCTAGGCATTTTTTACTCCTTAACTTGAACTACATCAACACCATTAGAAATAGTTATTGAACCAACAAAAATTTCTCCAAATACGCAGTTAACCGGAATACCTGCTCGAGAAACATTAGTCAGCCCACTAAAAGAATAATTAGCAGCATAGGCAGCAGGGTCTGTCTCATCCATTCCACTACCTCCACGCTTTTGTGAGGGTGTAGGACTCAGCATTTCTGTTATACCACCAATAACTAAAGATGTACCAATTGATGTTAATACAGATGCTGCCACAGTTGCTAAAACACCTCCTGAAATTGCACTTCCAGCAAACAATGCACCTGCACCAAGTAAAAGTGGGAAAAAGTTTCCATGAGCTATAGGAATAATTTGAATTTCTCCACTCATATTCATATGTAAATTATTTTCTGTTATTTCTTCTCCTCTTACCTTAATACAATAATGCTGATTAGCCATATGCTTATCTAATCCTTTAAAATTACATTTTAAAAACGATATAGCATCTATTGGTTTTTTGATTGCTGCTTCAAAAAACCTTTGATTGTTACAAAATCTTCTTAAAGGTCCATAGATTTTTATTTTAGTTAGCATCACATTACTCTGGGTCTATATAAATAATACTTTTTGTGATTGGATTAACAAGATAAAAACGTAGACCTAAAGCATTACAAGAAGCAATATCTTGTGGAGAAAAATCCATATTAAATTCTGGGTGACTATGAACTATACCTATTATCTCATCTACATTATCTTCGCAGGTAGCCCAATCATCTGGGTCTATTACAAAATTAGAAACTGAGTGTTTGAAAGATACATTTTTACAAGGCCAATAGTCATATTCGCCTTTATCTTTAACAAGTAACCCACAGCACTCTATCGGTTGTTCTGTAACTGCGTGTTCAAATGCTTTTTCTTTCCACATAATTACTGATTTATAAATGTACCAATACCGGGAAAATCAGATCTTAAAACCTGTCTGTTTGGTATTTTACGGCCAGCTTTATCTATTTCAGAAGTAAGTTCAAATTCTACAAAATTTCTATTTTCTGATACTTTTCTATCAACAAAAAAAATTTTCTGAGGTAATTCATCTGCATTTGGTGTTCCAAATGGATTTGTATTACCTGAAAAATTAACAGCATCTAAACTACTTGCAAGTGTTTGGATTCTGGTAAACTTTGCACCAATTAAATCGTTTTGTGCAGTTGTTTGGTTGACAAGCACCATTAAGTCCGAAACTGTAACAAGTTGACTATCTTTAGTTAAACCCAACAAGTTAGCCATTTTAAATGTAGGCCTTGGTATTTGACCTTTAGAAGCATATTCAAACCCACTAGCTTCAACTGGAAATCTTTGGTAACTATTTCCTCTCCAAACTATATCTTCATTAGTGTGCATTTTTGTACCACTGTGAAATCTTAAGACATCATTACTGCCGTGTAAATTTGTAAACAGTTCCAAGGTAAAAAGTTCGATTAAACTACTTGGATTTATGCTTTGCAATTCAGATACTGGTATTGCCATTAGGGTCTTTTGGTTTCTTCAAATGTAAGGTTCATAAGAACTCTGCCTTTTGTGACCAGTGTTCTTGATCTACCTGTGCAAATAAAAAGTGGTGAAGCTGACAGGTCAGGTAATACGTTTTGCCTAAATGAAGTGCTTACATCAAAAGCAGCTTGATCATCAAATCTATCATTTAAAAAATCATTAATTGTTTTTGATACTGCAGTAGTCACATTGAAGGTCAAGGTTAAAACAATAAGTCTACGATTTGTTGGCAAACCCACGACTAATCGCTGTTCATATCCATCTCCAAATTTAATTCTGCGTGCTTCTTGCTTTGTTTCTTCAGCAGTTGAATATGTCGGTAGGACATCTGGAAAAGTTGCCATTATGCTAATAAACCTCCAACTCTTTTTTGTTTTATTAATTCTGATTGTATTGCAGTTGCTATCTGTTGACCTAATTGATTTGCGTCAGAACTATCACCACTTACAGACGAGCCTGAAGCGTCAACATTAACTGAAACATTATTAACTATAGAATCACCACCTCCTCCACCAATTGCATTATTAGGAATTATTGTGCCAGCAACTTTCGGCACAAATAATTCGGGTCCACGTTCCCCAACAACTGAGGCTTTACCTACAGGAGGCCTACCACCATCTGCAAACAACCCA